AAAAATAAAAGCACCCTTACGGATGCTTAGACTTTAATTCTTCTTGTTCTTCTCTACGCAATTTTTCAACATAATCTTTCAACTTTTTTGCCCTTTCTTTTTGAAGGCGCAGTTCTTCTTCGGTATAGTCATCGTAAGATTCTGAATCAATTCGTTCCTGATAATATTTTCGAGCCAATTCCTTACTTAACATAAAAATATCACCTCAATTTATAAATATATAAACCAGCCTCTTTTTTCACTAACTCTAACTCAGCACCACTGTTTATAAGAAACTCTCGCTGCTTTCTATATGTTTCATCAGCTATCAACTCAACGTAACCGCCACTACTTCCCCTGGGAACAATAATTGCCACATTGGGTACCTTTCCTATTACTGCCTTTGGAATAGCTGAAGTACTTAAAAACTTATTCAACCGCTTATTAAGTTTTTGGGGTAATTTATCGTTCCTGTATACTATTATATCATCTTTCAGTTTAAATTTCGATAGGCCTTTATTTATAAAACCTGCATTTCTCAAAATGATTTCTTCTTCTCTTTCATCTTTTGGGGAATAACGGCCTTCCGAATATTCATTGATTTTGAAGAATAATTTCTTGCCATCATCATCTGTGCCATTATACGTGTATTTGTTAATCGACCTTATCTCTTCATCTTTCAAGTCTTTTTGCCATATTCTTGCCTCTTTCCTTAAAGACTCAACAGCCTTCGACGTAGGAATCGGATTATATCCCAATGCCCTTGCCTCCGCTTCGGCTGCAGTCTGAATGCTGTCTTTCCTTCTAAAGCCATTATCGCCTTTTGATTTACGAATCCTTTCACGTTCGACTTTCGATTCGTTTCTCCACCCCTTAGTGTGTGCATTCTGCACGCCTCTTCCGTCCTCCGGAAAATATTCAACAATGCAGCGGCAGTTATCGTGACGGCGATAGATCTCTTGTTTAACTGGATAATTGTACGTCCCCGCCAGATTTGCACACCACTTGCAGCCATTGCCAGCATATCTTCTGACGATTTTCGGATGCAGACCTGCGCTGGCATGGAATTCAACGTTTTTAGCAATTGTGTCATCAACAACGGACTGCGTGAAGTTAGCAATCGGACTGCCCATGACGAACTTGTCATTTTCAAAATCACCTTTGGACAGGCGCTCAATCAATCCATCAACCTTATTTTGATCAATGTCCGGCTTCAGTGCGGCTAGGGTCAGGCCCGCCTTCCTATTGAGAACTTTCTGCACACCAGCCGCCAGTTCGGACACCAGTTCATAATTGGTACCCAGCGTTTTCTGTAACAGCCGTTGAGCAATATTGTAGTACATTGTACCGTTAGGCAATAATTCGTTTGTTACATGTTTTGTCAGGGCGTCAGAGAGCATGCAGCCGACCTCATATGCGTACTCGTAAGCGTCAGCATATGTAGCTGACTTATCCTCAAGCTTCTTCTGCACCTGTTTGACAATCCCGTTAGCAGCATATGACTTTTCAAATTCGTCACAGACCAGTTTCAGCAACTCCGGCAAAACATCATCAGTCATCGCTTACCACCTCTGACTGTGTAGTGATCTGCGGTTTGGTGTTTTCTGCGCCGTGAATGCCGGTCAAATCCCTAATGGTCTCGCCCGTCACAAATCCCGGAATCGCCTGGTTGAGTTTGATTACACCATCGCCAATCAGCGTCAGCGTATTAGCATCGGCCTCGAATAACGGCTCCCATTTGACTTCAGTATCGACAAAACGGCTGCGTGCATAGTGGAACTGGTCCTGGAGACACACCGCCGTATATGCGCAATTCAACAGGCCACTGCCCAGTGACCGCTGCGCCTTACGTCCAGCCAATCTCAGATTCTCATGACTGGCCTTGATTGCCTCAACTGAAGAAGGATTATCAGACGCAAAGCCCAAATCATCGAGCGTCAATCCCATTTCTCCGGCAAAACCGGCAGCTGCGGTTTTCAGCTGCTCAGTAAACGGAGCCATGCTTGCGGTCGTGAACTGGCCGACAGTAGGACGGTCGCCATCATCATCCTTGTCAATCCTCAAAAGAGATGAAACCGTTGCTCTCCACGCATCCATCGGTTCGGCATCAGGATCCATGCCAAGAATGTATTTCTGCGGATACGAATAAAATTCGGCCGTGACGTCGGCTCGCTCAAGCGTGCGTTTGGCGTAACGCTGATAATACATACCTGATCTGGTGATTCTTGACCGACCAAACGGTCTGACAGCGTCGGGCCTGTGAATGACCGGAACAAGCAGCGGCATACCAGCGGGATTGGCGATTGAATATGGCGAACCGCCTTTAGGGTAATACCATGTTTCAGCAGGCGTGAAATACGCTTCCAGAAGCGGTGCCTCTGTATCAGTATCTCGCTGAAGTACGGCATATCCTTCCGTTAGCAGACCCGTAATCGGGTCAATGACACCCGTGGCATTAGACGCTTCAATGACCTGCAGACGCACAGGATCAGCAGAATCAGAATCAGCAGAGACGTAGACAAAACAGCAGCTGCCAATCAATGCCGATAGAACTGCGCTGTCAAAAAACACATCGGGATTGTTCTGCTTAAAAATCTGATTTACTCCAAAATCATCATTTGCAAATTCTCTAAATACCAGTCTGTCTGCCAAAGCGTCAACACCCTTCGCATTCCACCCGAGTACCGCACGATACCGATCACGCACGCTAGGCGGGATAGTCAGTCCGACGGGGGAATCATGATATTTAGATGCATACTGCCTATATCTCATCAGAACCCGTGGTCTGACGGTTGCCAGCTTGCGTTTCAGGTACCCCATACCCTTAAATTCACTCACTTTATCTACTCCTTTCATGTCGCGCGAGAAAAAATGTACAGTGACGGCGGGAAAGCACGGACGGCCCGTGTAGGGGGTCTATACCCCCCTGTATCTGGACCAGTCCAGTGACTGCGGAAGATTCCTGTTGCCGATTACTTGAGGCTTCTTTTTAAATCCACTAGCATATAGCTTGTCCGATTTCTGACGGTTGCATTGCCAATGAGCCAGCTGCAGATTGTCCAGACTAGATGGATGACCACCCTTGCTAATCGGTACGATGTGATCAATGACAGGCGACAATGGATCCGGAGCTTTTAGCGTCTTGTCAACAGGCTTGCCGCAAATCCCACAGACGTTTTGTGTCAGTAATATTCTTCTCTTATTCTTCTCAAATGCAGTCCTGTGCTGTCCTTGTCTGTCAGCTCTGACCATGCTGTCACCTCCACTGGTGGTATATAAAAAGGCAAGGGATTAACTTGCACTCCAGGGGGATGCTTACCATCTTGGCATGGTATCCCCAAGGGGGTGTTAATCTCTTGCCTTTTTCGACGTTATCATAATAGCATGTATGCACGGTTACTTTGTATACACTCCAACTACACTCTTACTACACTTCAACTACACTACAACTGCACTCAAACTACACTGATTGACTGAACGCCCTGAATGTAAAGCTTGGTGACATAGCTGCAGCTATAGCTGACATCGTCCGCTATCTCTTCTAGAGACTGCAGGCCGATGAAGTACCTATCCAACACCAGTGCCTGCTTCTGATTATCCAATGCATCGATGCATCGGGATATGTCCGACCGGTTTTTTCTAGCATGCGTCAACAAAGTATTGATTTTGCCCTCCAGTTCATCACGTTGTATCAGCTTGTCATCAAGCGTGATACGGACGGATGCTTTCGGCATGCCATCGCTCACTGGCGATTTGAGCGATATGATATCGTTATCGATCTGCGCCAGCTTGTCTTCTAACCGTTGAATCTTCTCCATTTTCTTGCGATATTGAAAAAGATACGCCTTGTTTGTTTTAAAGTCATTCAATGTCAATCACTCCCGCCTGAATTCCCAACCATTCTCTATATAGCACTTGCCGCCCTTGGTCTTGTCCCTAAGGTAGCCTTCTCTGAATCCAAAAGCTTTTCCCGCTTTAGTGATAGACTTAAACGTCTTCCGCTCGCCCGTTTCGATGTTCAGGCAAATCACTTGCACACCAGCTCTTATACCATGAGGTCGCATTTGATGATAAAGCTTTTTAAAACCATAATCCAAGACCTTTTTTACAACAGTTGATTCTGCCAACCCAGTTTCTCTGGCGATACCCTTGTAGGTGTAACCTTTTTTAATCATATCCCTAAGCGTTTCCCGATTGATTTTTCTGACACGCTTACGTTTAGTTTCTGTGCAGCAGCGTCTCCTCATGCTTGCAATAAACCGTACCGCTTCCTGCAGATCATCGTCCTTGATTTTGTCCAAGTCTAAGAAAATGTCATAACCATAATCGGGATAACGTTTAAGAATCATATTTACCGCTTCAGTAATGTTCATGTGGTCACCACTCCATTCTAAACAACGTTGAGCCTAATTTCCTAAAATCGCTTAGCGGTTCTTTTAGGGACGTTTTAAGCCCGCTCAATTGTAAGCACGTCGTTGGCGTTAATGTAAATATCGGGGATTCGGCTTTCGTTGTCTTCAAACCAGGCGGCAACAAAACCGTTTTCGATTTTAAAAAACCGTGCTTCAATTTCTAGATAAGACTCACAAAGTGTAGGACATTCGTTCCAGTCCCTATATGTTCTGCACGCGATTTTGTATTTCATTCCTCTTCCTCCTCCAATATTTCATCTTTCAACTCATTAACGTCCCACAAAAAATCGTACAATGCGTCATCATCATATCCGTTGCAATTTTTCAACTGGTCAATAACGTAGTGTTTTATATAAAAATAATCATCATCATCGTTTGCGTCAGCTATCGCCATTAGTTTCTTGAGTATATTTTTGTTAATTATTATCATTTTTCTTCCTCCTTAGCCTTTCGCTCGGCTTCTTCAGCGGTTTCTGCTTTGACCAATCGATTAGTGATGATGCCATCGACTTCAACGGTAACTAAGTATTTTTTCATTCGTCGTCTCCCGTCATGGTTTCCAGTATCGTCTTCACCAGGTCTTCGACATTTGCCCCGTTAAGCATTTCAATTCTAGCTCTCAAGGCAAGCATATCGCCGGCGACATCATTGGCAACGTCTTTATCAAGACTATCCATGACCTTTCTGAGGGTCATTCCGCACTTGTTTTCTTCTTTAGGCAAGTCAGCGCATGATGCATACACTGCCAATCTTACAAAGTCTTCTTTTTCAATTTCAATTTTCATTTTCTTGTTCCTCCTCTTTAAAACAGCGAAATTTCATCGCTGTTTTTGGCTTTCTTTCTCTTCTTTTTCCCTTCGACAATTTTTCTGTATTTGTTGCGTTCCTCATACAGTACGTTGTAGTCTTGAACTAATGCTTTAAGCCACCCCATCAGGTCGGCCTTTGAAAGATTATCAAGGCTTCCTTCAGCGAAATGCGTTCCTCCTTCAAGATAGCCTCGCCCTATACCGTACTTGTCTTCAACTTTCACAACGTCATACAGCAGTCTGTCTACGTCATATAGCAGGCGGTCCCGCTTACGCTTTAGCTTTTTTATTTCAACATCTTCTTCGTCAATCGTTTCAATAAGTGCTTCGTGTGTTTCAACAATTTTGAGAACATCGTTGGCAAGCCTTTCTCTCAAATCGACTTCTTTTTTAGCCATGCCGTCACCCTCCTACTAACCACCGGCACAAGAGCCAGATGGCACCGAACCAAATGCTCAATGCAATTAATACCAGGCAACCGCCGTTGACTTTTTTGAATTTCAATCAGACACCCCCTTGATCATGTTCTCAACCGCTTTGCTGATGTTCCATTTCATCAGGATTTTGTATGGCTTACAAGGGGCAGTCAGCTCTTCACCAACCTTAAAAGCCTCAACGTTTTGACCTTCAAAGAACAGGTAGCTGCTGTCTGTTTCGACTACGCTAGCATATTCATGGTTATAAACTTGTCTGATTATCATGCTATAGCCCCCTTACGTCTTTCAGTCCGTGCATATCGATGCATCTTTCTTTCCGTTTCGGCAGCAATCGGCTTACGATTTTCTCACTGTAAATTTTGCCAAGCTCCACAGGAGTGTTGTTTGTGGTGATAATCGTTGTCTTGTCTGTTCTCGCATTAGAAATCCGATACATCAGGTCGTACATGTCGGTTCTGATTTCCTTCACTCGACCGCCGCTTTCCGTGCCCAGATCATCAAGCAGAAGCACGTCACAGTCATATGCCCCTTGCTCCACTTTGGCAATCTCTCTTTGAGCGTCTTTGAAATCGTATGAACGATTTAGCTTTGATACAAGTTCCGTTGTCGAAATCACCATTGCGCTTTTGCCGGTTCTTCTTAAAGCAGTGATCATTGCAATCGCAAGTGATGTTTTCCCGACTCCGGCACCGCCAAGCAGCACAACATTGAAGTTATCGATTTTGAGCTGGTCGCTTAACGTTTTGGCTTGAATTGCCACTTGCTTTGCGAGTCCTTGATTTTCTTGCTTAGAATAATTCCAATCAGAAAAAGAGAATTTAACCTCTTTGCCGCCTGACCACAGGCTCTTGCCCCATGTCTTCGGAATCATGATCTGCTTTAATGCCGCTTGGGTTGCTTCTTCAGCTTTCTTGTCAAGGAACGCTTTCCGTTCTTCATCCGTCATTTGCTGATTGTACAACCACGCTTGATAAGCGGCTTTGCATTCTTTCGGAGGCGCCTTTATAGCACCTAAAACATCACTTACGCTTTTCATTTCTTTTCCCTCCTAGTCATCGGCGAAATATCCGTATGTTTCGTTAAACTTGCGTTCTTCTTCAGTCTGTTCTGCCAACGTCTTCCTTTGTTGTCCTTGTCTTCCATGTTCTTTTTCTAGCGCTTCTACATCAGCTAACGTCTGTGGCTTTTTGTCTTCCCAGTTCAGCAGAACCTTAGAGACAAATCTCCAGTTTCTGACATTCTTTTCAAGAGCTATCTGCATAGCTTTGATCATAATCTCTGCGGGTTCTCCCGATTTTTGCTTCCAATCGTCATACGTCTGCCTGATGTCATCGTAAAGATAGCTGCTAAGCATCCCAAAATTATCTTGATAGAATTGAGTTACCTTAGCGAAGTCGCCGCCGTCCGTCGTTTGCTCTGCTATGTTAACCAAATTAGTACCAACGACTACGTCTGTGTTTACATCTGTATTTATATCTGTGTTTATATATGGTATTGGTGTCACATTTTGGTGAGATGTCATTTCACATTTTGCGTTATTCGTGTCACATTTTGGTGAAATGTCATTTTGCATTGATGTTGTATCGATTTCACATTTTTGTGAAATGCGATAGCCCTTGGCGGTTATCGTATACCACTTTGTACGATCGAAAGGGAGCTTGTTATAATTCCCTGTTTCAATCAGTCCGTCGTTTTCTAGCTTTTTAAGAGCCGTTTCGATTTGACGTTTTGATAGATACGGAAAAAGCGTTGTGAATGCTTGCATGCTATTAAACGTCCAATACTTGCCATCGTGTTCGTTTGCTCCGTTAGCTTTGTTATGTTCGACCCAAAAAGAAATGTTAGTGAACAAGACTGCAGCGTTGACGCCACACTTCTTAGCAACTTCAACCGAGAAGCTGTGTTGCAACATACGCATCCCTCCTAAAGGTAATTTCTTCCGTACCGCTTGATAAAGTCTTCTTTGCTCTTACCGTAATAATCAATCCATGCCCGTTCGCCTGCTTTTTTTAGCTTCAAGTCAAAGTCACGATTAAAATGCACTCCGTAATTCGTCATGTTGTGCATCTCTGGCGTAAGGAAAACCACTAGACCATCTTCAATCGATAGTCTTCTGTTCCCAGTCCCGAAAAAGATTTCGTGCCGACAAAGTCCAGGCTCTCGACAGTTCCGCCAAAACGGGTAATTGTCATTCATAATGCAAAATTCCATTTAATCACACCCTTCAATAAAATGTAGCTGTTCCCTTTCGCTCTTCGTTAAGGTCGCTATACTCTGTTCGTTGCATTCGCTGACCAATCCATCAAGCAAGATGGAAAACTCTTTAGAGTTCATCTCGGAGCTGCCTTTATACACTTTGTAGTGAGTAAATTCTTTATTGTTTATGAACCCGTGTCCTATAGGTTCGTAATATCTGAAATACCCTTTTACATCAATGCTTGACAGTACGCTGACAACTTCGTACTGCCCATATCTTTGCAGCATCATAAAGTGCAGCTTTTGATTGTCAAATCTAAGAACGTTCGCTAACTGATTAAGCAGCGCCCAATAATAAGCGTTTGCGGTCAACGATCGCTTAGGTTTCAATTCCTTTATTTCAAATTTCTTGGTTGTGTCTTGCTCGAACAACCATTCGATGATAGCCTTTGTATTTCCTATCATTTTCCTACCCTCCCGCCCTGCTTACTCGTTAGAACGGTAAATCGTTCTCGTCAAAGCCATATTGTGCATTTTGTGCATTATTCTGGCTAAAATTGCCATTATTGGGCGCGTTTGACGTATTCTGTTGCTGATATCCGCCGTTATTTTGATAACCGTTGTTTTGATAACCGTTGTTTTGATAACCGTTTCCGTTGTTTTGATAACCGTTGTTTTGGTTACCATTTTGATATCCGTTGTTGTTTTGACCGCCATTTGGTCTCGGATTCAAAAATTGAGCACTCGTTACGGCTACGTCAGTTGTGTAGACCTTCTGACCGTCCTTTTTAGTGTAGCTTCCTGTCCGGATGGACCCCGTCACCCCGACCATTTCGCCTTTGTGAACGTAATTAGCGAGGCTTTCGGCTGTCTTCCCGTAAGCTACACAGTTGGGAAAATCCGCCCCGTTGCTCTGCCCATTTTTTTTAGGACGATCAATCGCCACGGAGAAGTGACCTACTGCCAATCCTGATTGTGTGTACCTTAAATCAACGTCTTTGGTCAAGCGACCAATCAAATTAACACTATTCATGCTTTTACCCTCCTACTCAATCACTGTCTCTCTGTTACTTGCCTTGACCACTTTTACCCCGTTTGTAATGCAGAAACGGGCCACATCATCAAGTTGCTCCTTGGTTCCCTTGAGCGTAAATGTGACAAGCTGCAGTTCTTGCTTGACTTCGCCATTTTTATCGACCAAGCGCCCGTCTCCAATATCCGTCATAGCAGCTTTTTGTTCTGCTACTTCGGCTTGTTTGGCTTGCTTAAAGCGGTCAGCCATATTTTCTCTGTCGATTAAATCAGCTTCAATTTTGTTTGAGACGTCGATATATGACATCCCGTTTTCGTGCATTTCAATGTATGGAGCTGGAGCAAGACCGCTCTTCATGCACTTTTTTCCGATTTCATAACGTTCTTTGCACAAGTTGGCGAGTACCTTCATCTGTTCGCCAATTTCCTGCACGATTGTCTTCTGTGGCGTTGATTTTAACAACCACTTGTCTGCGATAGGCAGATCTTCAGGCTTGACGCCATAATTAGGCGCCATTTCTTCGATGAGCGCTTGTACCTTCTGCTTGCGCTCTTCTTTTTGTGTTTCCTCGAACCCGTCAATGGCCAATTTGAGTTCCTGCGACGCACTGTCACAATCTTTCTCAAGGCCGCGGAGCGTTGACTCGAAGAGTTCAAACGGTACGTTCCACGCTTTTTTATATTCCTTGCGGACGTCAGCAATGCTTTTTTTAAGCTTGTTGATCTCGGCACGTGATGCCTTCGTTGCTTTAATGCTTTCATCAGTGGCAACCAGGCCTTTCGTTTGTTCAAGCTTGTCAGCAACAAGTTTCTTCAGTTCTTCTGCTTGCGGAAAATCGATTGTGCCAGGCTTGAAGTTGACTGACAGATTTTCTAGTGTGGTTAAATTGTTCATTTCTATTCCTCCTCTATTTCTTAGATTCGTCCTCAAGGACCTTTACGATAAATTTCAAAGCCTGGATCATCGTTTCAAGCTCACAGTCACCACCAAGGGTAACTTCAACCCCACATCCATCGCCAAACACGTAATCGTTGTACCGATCAGTATAGCTATGGACTTCCATGTCCGTGCTTGCTGCATTTTGAATGCGAAAATAGGTACGACCACCATGGCCGGTATCACCGCCGCAATAGCCAGTAGTCCCGGCTTCAACCTCTAGGATGTTGCAACTTTCAATTTCTCTACTGTAGGTCGTGATTTTAGTTCCATCTTCTAATGTTCTTGAATTCTTTTTGATTTTGTACATGTGTTTCTCCTCCTATTTGTCATTGCGCTTAACAATACCGCGGTGATCTTCTATCCATTTCTCGACTTCATCGACCCTGAAACGATATACACCCTCTACACGCACGCATGGAAAATCACCACGTCTAAGCCATTTCTGGAGCGTTGATTGTGATATTCCCATATACGTGCAAATTTCGTGTTTGTTGAGATATCTTTTAGTCAAATACGGTGGGTTCTGCTCGTTGTCGGTATTCAGCCCCGTTAAGGCGTCGCTAACCGCCCTCTTCACCAATTGTGTTAAATCGTCTGTAGTCAGCGTGACTACCAAATTGTTTGTTGCTGTTGTGTCGATCATGATAGTAGTTCCTCCTAAATGTGCTATAATATAAGTGCTTCTTTTGAAAGTTTTCCTTGTACGGAACATTTTCATTTTTACCGTCCCTATCCCAGGGGCGGTTTTTTTAATACCCAAGTTTATTCAGTTCTTCAAACATTTCCCATAACTTTTGCCTTACTGGTTCCCATTTCTGCCAGTCCTCATAGACAAGCTGATCCATAGCCCAAAGCAAGCTATGCGGTTTCTTGACCTGTTTCAGGAAATCCTTCACGATTTGTTCCGGATCTTCGGGTTGTTCGACCGGTTTGGCATATCCGGTTTCAAGACTAAATACCTCTTTTTCACTCATAACATCACCCCCTTACGATGGCGTCTTTTTCGCCATCAAGCACTTCCAAAACCCACGCAATAGCGGTTGTGCGAGCTTTGGCAAATGCTGGTTCTAGCAAATCGCCGACCGTCCAAAGAGTGAGCGTATCTTCACGCTCTTTCTTGATATCCAGTAAGTTCTTCATTTGGTCTTCACCTCCAGTTGTTTATTCTTGAGCTTCATCAAAACCTTGTGATTGTGTTGCGTTAGTTTTAACGCAATCAATAACTCTTCTCTACTCATTTGTTTTCCCTCCATCCTTCTTCTAAAGCATCTAAGAGTTCTGTCGCCAAAGGAGCTATCTCCGGTTTCAGTTCATCAAACATTTTTTGTGCAGCTTCCTCTCTGCCTCTCTTCTTGTATTCAAAAATCACATAAGCCAGTGACATCAAGCCAATGAGGCCCTTTGAGTCGTCTCCAGCTCGTTCATCAATTCTATCTGATATAGTTCTAAAATCGATTACCCTACAATCAGAAAGCATCGCCATGGCCTCTAGTGCGGCTAACTCTTCAACTGATACTGGGATTAGCGTTTCTTTTTCAGTCATTTAAATTTCCTCCTCATGCTTCTTGTTCAATTCATGCGAGGCTTTTGCGACCAACTTCATAAATTCCTTACATTCCTTGCCCGACATTCTGGTCATTATTCTGTCGATGAGCGTCTGCGCTTCCTTTGCCCCTTTGCCTTTTTCAACTTCAGAGATTGAACGCGCAATTCCCGTTACATAAACATACCCGCTCAAGCCTTCTGCGGTCTTTTCACATTGCTTGTCGATGTCGTCCCAGACTTTTTCAAAACTCATCGTCTCGAATTCATTAAAGGCTGACATCGCTATAAGCTGTGCCAGTGTTTCTGCCGGTACCGGTACAAATATCTTTCCCAATCCTTTGTGCATCTTAAATTTGTTCATCTTAAATCCTCCTTATCTTGGCAACTTCGCCCGCCAGTCAATCCGCTGGCGGTTCTCTTCCATCCATTCCTTCGCTTGTTTTGCGAAGATGATGTTCTGCTGACCACGGGCGTTGGCACGGATCAGCCAGCCATTAGGTCCGGTAATCTCGTCGCTGAATTTCGAGAAGATATAGAGCGCTACCCACGCTCGGCTTTTGTTTCCGCAGCACTTCTTGCGGAATTCGTCGAGGCTCCATGTGATTCCTGACAAATCTTCGTCAAGCAGGGCATCGATATGCCACTGAATGATTTCGTTTAGGGCCTCTTGATTAATCGTTACTTCTATTGGCGTCATTTTTGTGGGCCTCCTAAATATTTTTTTACGCTTTATAATTTGTTATAATTTAAACAACAATTAAAGGGCGGTGTTCAATATGTCACGATTTTCCCAAAGGAAAAAGGGATTGGAAATTTTATCAAATATTGAGAAAAGACCTGACCATTACAAAATAATTCATTATTCATGCGAAAGTTTCTGCAGTAATGGTTTCTCTCCTAAAATAATTTCGATAGCTATTATGGATTTGGGAAGTAGACAAATAAATAATTTTTCAATTAATTACTATGCAGAACTACATAATGCGACAAAAGAAGAGTTAATTGAAAAATATTCAGAATTCGAAAAAGAACTATTATCTGATTTCTTTAAATACGTATCAAATAATTTGGAGTACTATTGGATCCATTGGAACATGGATGATTCATCATACGGATTTGAAGCTTTATATAATCGTTATCGTGTTTTAGGTAATGAGCCTACCCGTATTTCAACCGAAAAAATAATAAACTTGAATTTTTTGATTGAAGAAATTTATGGTTATAATTATGTGGCTGATCCTAGAATGAAAAATTTAAAAGAATTAAATCAAATACATTCAAGATCGTTTAAAAGCGGTTCCGAAGAAGCGGAACTTTTTGAAAAAAATGAATTCAGCCAAATAAGCATGTCTACTCAATCAAAAGTTTCTTTGTTTTCAAAATTCATTGATTATATGACTGACGACCGATTAAAAACTCAAATACCTTGTACAAGGTTTTATGGTAGCTGGTTCGTGAGTGTTTTTTATCTTTTTCAAGAGAAGCCTGCTTTTATAACCCTCGGTTGGTTAGTGAATATTATAATCGGCGCTGTACTTGGATCCCTGTTTTCAAAGTTTTTTTAACTCCTTTCTTAAGTTAATCGCTTCTGTTAATGTTATGATTCGCGGGAGTGTTACCCAGTCTGTTTCAAGGTAGTACGTTGCAGTACTACTTTTTTTTAGTTTGTCGATAATCCACTCAATATGCCTCAGAGTTTCAATTTCGTTCATTTAATCATCCCCTTCCTGATTGCATTCAGTCCGTCTTCCGAATAGAGCCATTGTGCCACTTCTTTGTCACTGTATCGTGATTTTGAATTGGCCCATCTGCCGAATCTGTTTTGACCAGGCTGTTCGGCCTTTATGCCGAGCTGATTTGCAATCTTGCCTACTTTTTGCGCAGAGATTCCCAATTTCTCGCCTACTTCCGTAGCAGAGTATTCCTTGCGTTTCATGACGGGGATAGTCATTTCACCTGTCAGTTCCTTAGCCGCCAAAGCGAGCATTGATTGCGCTGAAGATTGAGATTCAGTAGCCATTGCAATCTTGTAAAGCAAATTTGCTTTACGCGTTTTTGCATTTTCTTCCATAATCGCTAATCGTTTGTTGGCAACCAGTGCTTTGTTGTCTGCCTTGATTGCCTGCCGCATGTTGAAGTAGTTGTCAACCAGCTCATCGTAAATATCCCATGCGGTATCGTCTTCAAGGATTTTAAGCAGCTTAGCATAGCCGCGTTCAGACAGCATGTAGATGTTGTTAGCGTTATTGACTTCAATTTTCGAAAATTTAAGGTCATTCAGAACGACCATAGACTTTTCAATTTTTAAATCTAAGATATCAATTCCAGTTAAAAAACGTGGTCGGTTACGATTAATTAATTCATTAATTCTTTTAACCGTTGATCCGTGAATTGCTGCAATGTCCTTAACGAGCATTGCTCTCTTATTTTCGCCAAATCCGCCTTCGATTCCTGTGAATTCATATTGGCCAATTTTTTCTTGGCCTAAAACTTTGAGTTTCATTTCTGTTCCTCCTTTTACGAATTACGAAAGATTAAAATCAGAAATGATTTTAAGAATCGTACGATTGGCTGCCGGATTCTTCTTTCTTCCGGCTAAGTAATCTGCCATGTCCTGTTTGCTTATCCCATACATCTTCGCTAGAGATGAAATGGAAATCTCGTTGGCTTTGAGATAGTTGTTGATTTTCTCTCGGCCGTTGCTTGTATCTGGCATAGTTGCCACCTCCTTAGTCTGTCTCATCAGTGCATGGTGACCAACCCATGCAGACGGGGGATTAACCCCCGTTTCGACAACTATCAGGGCAGTTCTCGTCATGGCAGGGGGCCTTTTTCAATTTGTCCCCCGCTCGGATATGATCCTTGACAGGTGACACTCTTGTTTCCGGTGGTGTCCACCGTTAAATTTTCAAAGAACAAACAAACCCAAGCTGATTACTAGGCGTATTATTTGTAATCGTCGGTGTCTAGTACCGACGAAGCTAGTTAGCGGCCCCGCCCTAGGCCTCATTTAATCGGAAATACGTTCCCGAACTTGGGTAAGCAAAATTGTAAGTAGAAATGATAGAAAAATCGTATAAAATAGTTGACTATTTTATACATATATTCTACAATTAGAGCGTAGTTAATAAGCATCGGAAAAAGGATTAACCGGCCAAGGAACAAGCCTTTTTTCTTTGCTTTTGTCTATCAACTTAACTTACAAAATTTATTATACGCATATTTTCTGCACTGTCAACAAAAAACATAGAAAATTTGCATATATTTTTTGTGAGTGCCCGGAAAGGACGATTTACTCATGAATCTTTATGAAAGAATAAAAGCCCTAGCTGACGCGCAAAAGATTTCAATTAGACGGTTGGAAGAAAATATTGGCTTCGGTAATGGAACTATAAATAGATGGAGAAAAACTACCCCTGGCGTAGATAAATTGTCTAAAGTGGCTGATTATTTCCACGTTAGTATCGATTACTTAATGGACAGGACGGATGATAACAACTCCTGCAAAACCGATATGACCATCGAAGAAGCTCTCGATTCGGTGATGAGCTACGATGGCAAGCCTATCACGGATAACGATCGCGAAGTGCTGCGCGGCATAATTGAGGGATATCTTAATACCAAAAAGGGGTGATGCGTCCTGAAACGCTTGGAAATAGAAAAGAAATACGGTGTTACAGTGGCCTACAGTGACTGCCTGGATGGAAAAGGCTACTACATACCAGTCTGCAGAATGATAGTAGTCAACAGCCGGCTATCCGAGCAGGAACAGTTTGAAGTGATACTGCATGAACTTGGTCATGCTCGCCAGGCTGACTACTCCGGACTGTATAACTGCACCAAGACGGCGCATTCGAAAATGGAAGCCGAAGCAGTAAGTTTTATGCTTCGAGAAGAAGTCAAGGAGTATCTTTCGGAAAACTCATTGGAGAGTTCCAGTGTCAATCCGGTTGTTTTCCTCGAAAACCGGCATCTGTCTCTGAGATACGCCCCGGTCGTCGAAAAAATCTTGTCACAGATTTAAAGTGTCTGACCAGTAGAGTCGATGTCATTAAAAGCTATCTCAATACTTATGTAAAAAGGAGGACATGCTATGTCCAAGAAGATTAAAGATGAAAACGGCAACGTGTACGTGCAAAAAAAGCCGTTTTACAAAAAGGTTTGGTTCTGGCTGTTGGTGGTTATTGTTGTCATCTGTGCTGGTGGTGCTTTAGGCGGCGGTGACGGTTCTAAATCGTCTGATTCGTCTTCAGCTGCTTCTTCCAAAAAATCAAACGATGCCGACAAAACGATTTCCGAGAACGCTGAATTCAGAAAGAAGTTTGATGCCATCAAGGTCGGCGACCTGATGAACCATGGCGATGGCGGCGACGCTCTTGCAGACGTTGAAAAGTCACTGGGTAAGCCGTCCACGACGTCCACTACCAATGATCAGGGCGTCAAGGTCAAGGATTATATTTGGACCAAGGGCAATGTCAGCATCAATGTTCAGTTCAACGACGACAAGGTTGTTTCAAAAGACATTGACGGTTTTAAATTTGCACGCAAGACAAAGATGAATCTGGACGGCTTCAACGGCATTGCAGACGGCGCCACCTATAGTGATATCGTCGCAAAATTCGGCGAACCGGACGGCCTGGATGAAATGTTGGTCAGTGGTGAAAAGACTGTGACTGCTATCTGGTTAACCGGGACAAAAGGTGGTACTGTTACACTGCAGTTTACCAACGACGCTTTGACAAGCAAAACACAATCCGGATTAAAAAATTAAAGCATACGAAAAAAACCGCATCCCCCTAACGCCAATCAGACGGGATACGGTTTCTAGAAATATGCCACCTAGTGGTGCGCTATTTGTATACTCTATTTTATCATTTAAAAGGAGGAAATACCATGGCTAGTTACAAAAAAACAAAAACTGGTTGGTCAGTACGTGTCTCCAGACGTGAAAACGGAAAACTGAAGCAAGTTTACAAAGCTGGATTTGCGACAAAAAACGAAGCCAAAGCTTTTGCCCAAGAAATTGAATCCTCAGAATCAATTGGGAAGAAGAGAGAGAAAACATTTGCGGATTATTTTACCGAATGGCATGAGACGTATAAAAGCGGCAAAGTTGCCCCCAGCACATATCGGAAATATCTGCATGTCGATAAAATTCTGCATGACCACTTCCCTGATACCACGCTATCTGACATGACCAGGCAGAAGTACCAGGCCTTTCTGAACGACTATGGAGCTAATCACAGTAAGGAGATGATGTCGGAAGTTAACGTCTACGTGAGGAGCTGCGTCAAATCCGCCCTGTATGACGAAATCATCAAAAAGGATTTTACCATCGGCATCGAACTGCCTTATGACCGCTCGAAAACGTGGAGTGTTGAGTATCTCAGTCTTGATGAAGTCAAAACGCTGATACATGAAGCCACGGCCAGTCTTGATCCAAGATACACTAGTGCCTACATGGTCATGACTGCAATCTATACAGGCATGAGGCTTGGTGAAATTGCCGCCTTGACGTGGAATGACATTGACTTCATGCACAAAACCATCTCAGTCAACAAGTCCTACTCATATGTACAACGCGAGCTAAAAGAGCCTAAGAGCAAATCATCAAAACGTGTCATCGCCGTCAACGACGGACTGCTCAGAATTCTGCAACAACTGCGTCCTAATGGAAATATCATGGTGTTTGTCAATTCTCGTGGCGAGTTGCCAAGCAGCAATGCAGTCAACAAAACATTACGCAAACTCATGGCCAACTGTGGCCTGGAAAAGAAGAATTTCCATTTCCACAGTCTCCGGCATACTCACGTCGCATTTCTGTTATGCCAAGGTGTCGACCTGTACGCCATCAGCAAACGGCTCGGACACAGTGATTTGACCATCACGATGAAGAAATATGCATACCTTATGCAAGAATACGAAGCGGAGCAAAATAAATCCATTGCAACAAAATTGCAACAACTTTAATTTTTTTAGCTCTTTTTAGTTACAACTATAAAGAAAAAAGCCCGTCAAACGGACTTTTAACACATTTAAAAATTACTTATAATACCGGTGATCGGGGTCGAACCGATACGTCCTCAACGGACACTGGATTTTGAGTCCAGCGCGTCTGCCAATTCCGCCACACCGGCATAACAACAAAATATATTTTACCAAGTCTAGCCGCATTTGTCAAGCGACCGAAGGCGGTAACCGGAATCGAACCGGTGATGAAGGTTTTGCAGACCTCTGCCTTACCGCTTGGCTATACCGCCATTCTTTTTTCACGAGATATAAAATATCTCAATTGGGGTAACTGGATTCGAACCAGTGCATGACGGTACCAAAAACCGTTGCCTTACCGCTTGGCTATACCCCAATAAAGGGCGGTAGGTGGGAATCGAACCCACGCGTGCCGGAGCCACAATCCGGTGCGTTAACCACTTCGCCACTACCGCCATCATCAACCAAATGTTAAATAATTCAGCTGAATCACTTAGCAATATGGAGGATACAGGGCTCGAACCTGTGACCCTCTGCTTGTAAGGCAGACGCTCTCCCAACTGAGCTAATCCTCCATAAAAGGTCATCAAAATGATGACCGAAATTTTAAAGTCACAACGGTCCTAACCGGATTTGAACCGGTGATCTCCTGCGTGACAGGCAGGCGTGATAACCCCTACACCATAGGACCAAATTGCGGGAGCAGGATTTGAACCTACGACCTTCGGGTTATGAGCCCGACGAGCTACCAGACTGCTCCATCCCGCGATAATAACTTAAAAAGATGACCCGTACGGGATTTGAACCCATGTTACCGCCGTGAAAGGGCGGTGTCTTAACCACTTGACCAACGGGCCATAACAACTAACGGAGAAAGAGGGATTTGAACCCTCGCGCCGTGTTACCGACCTACACCCTTAGCAGGGGCGCCTCTTCAGCCACTTGAGTATTTCTCCATAATGGGCCTAAATGGACTCGAACCATCGACCTCACGCTTATCAGGCGTGCGCTCT